AGAGCAATTGTGTCAATTTTATTCAAAACCTCAGCACTCAGTAAGATATATATCACATTAGGACAATCAAAGAGCGACTGCGGAATACTCTGCACGACTTGTAAACCCTAAACCAAATTCATTGAAAGCAAACTAAACTCTATTTAATCATCATGTCTAAAGTTAAGCTTACAAAGGAAAACATTGTTGCTTTGCTGACGCAAGCTGGAGAAGTTGAATTTGAGGAAGAACAGAACCAAATTGCGTTCAACTTCCAAAGTTTCTGCAATGATAACCTGGATCAGATCAAAAACATGAACTTAATATCATGCTTGACATTTCTTAAGAATCGTCAAAGCATAATGAAGGTTGTAAAACAAAGTGATTTCACTTTTGGCAAAATCACTATCAAAAAGAACTCTGATAGGATTGGACCAAATGACATGACTTTCAGGAGATTGGATAGCTTGATAAGAGTCAAGCTTATTGGAAGAACTAAGAGTGATGAAGATCTAAACACTATCAAATCAAAGATTGCTTCTCACCCTCTAGTTCAGGCTTACGGGCTTAGCTTGAATGATGCAAAGTCTGTTAGATTGGCTATAATGCTTGGAGGTAGTCTCCCTCTCATTGCTTCAGTTGAGAGCTTCGAGATGATTAGCGTTGTACTAGCTATCTACCAGGATTCAAAGCACAAAGAGCTTGGAATAGATGAAAAGAAATATGATACTAAAGAAGCTTTAGGGAAAGTTTGCACTGTTTTAAAGAGCAAAGGATTTGCTATTGACGAACAACAGATGGAAAAAGGAAAAGAATATGCAAATATTCTCAAGGCTTGTGACCCAAGAATGAAAGGAGCTATTGCTTTGGATCATTACAGTGATTCTCTCAACAAGTTCTATGAGATGTTTGGAGTTCAAAAGGGATCTAAACTTGTTCCTAAAGATCTTGTTTAAAGCAAACTATTAAAATAGCTTATATATATATAAGTCTAAAGTTTGTTAAAGGTGTGTTAAAGATTTAAAGTGTGTTTAAAGTGTGTTAAAGTAATATTTATGTTTGTTATTAGTTAAAGATTTAAAAGTGTGCTTAAAGTGTGTTAACTTAGTGTTTGTGTTTGTTGTTTTCAACTAAATAAAATAAAAACAAATAAAATAAATAAAATAAAAACAAAAAGAAATAAATAAACAAAATAAGATAATATAAAAACAAAAAACAATATAAAACAAAATAAAAAAGAGAAAACTAAAAACAAAAAAACAAAAACAAAACCAAACTGGCCAAAATCGTCCCTTTCGGGATCTTTTTTGGTTTTTTGATTTTTTATTTTTTATTTGTTTTTTGATTTTCTATTTTTTATTTGGTTTTCTTAAATTTAACATGATCTGAATACATTCTATTCTACTTATTATCAAACTAGTAAGCAAATTGCAAAAACTAAAATAAGCAAAGAAATTTAAAACTAGATAATAGCTAAATAAAGAGCTATTTTGGTTCAGGCTGAGAACCAGCAGGAGCTTTAGATTTCTTCTTACCAATTCCACTTAAATCTAAAGCAAGTAGAGATTTTGCTACAGAAATGCTCTGTGGAGAGATTTTAATCTCTCCTCTAGCAAAATCCACTTTCCATGAAGGAATCTGAATGCTATCCAGATAAGACATAGTCTGTGTGTTAACTGGTAAGCAATCCAGAGTTTTAGAAAGAAAGTATTTCCTTTTATAAGCATCTTCACTGTAATTTAAGGTTCTATCCCCTAAATCAAGCTTAGCAGGAGTTAATTCATGATTGTTCAAAGAGTAAATAATCACATCTTCTTGAAGGTTGTTGCTCAAAGTCTGAGCAAAAGATGTATGAGTTTCAAGCAAACCATGAACAATTCTTTGAGGGTATGAAGGATCATGGACAATGTTATAAGGTTCTTTTAGATCAGAGAACATCATTGAAAGCTCAAAAGGAGCTTTTATCTTTGGGATCGGAAGCTGATGCTTGCAAATGACAGTGATATTCAAAGCTGTTTCAACACTGTTATGGTTAGGTATGCAAGCAATAGAAAAATAAAACTCCTTGTTTGTTTCATCCCCAGCAATTTTAAATAGTCTTTGCGAAGAAATTTGCTTTAAAACTTTAGGGATTCTTAACCAAAGGGTCAACTTGAAATGAGAATCAGTTGAAGCTTTAACAAAAGCTTGAGAGTTTGGCATGATGTTGTTTTCAGCAGATAAAAGAAGTGACTTAACTGCAAGAGAATTAACAGTCCTATTGTTGCTCTCAACTTGGTTGAAATTCGGCTTGAAGCTATACAACCATTCATGAACATTTCTGTTAGGAGATAGTACATTAACTTTCCCCAAAGCTTGATTGTGGCACATTTTAACTTCATAAGTGCTCTCTTTGACACAAGAAAGAGACCCTTTGTTAGCAGCCTCTATATATCTGTCATTAGGTATAATATCTTTCTCCTGGAGCTGGAATCTATCTGTGATATCAGATATGCTCATTATAGAGCCAATAGAGTAAAGCTGAGCTGGAGAGAGCACTTTCAGATGGCCTTGATGTTTCACTCCATTAGTATTGACTGTATTAGAGCAGACAGACATGACCAAGAATGAATCATCAATACTGATATTAAAATCAATATCATCAAAAACAGGGATATAAACATGTTGAGAAAAAATTTCTTTTTCTTCACAAGGAAGATCTCCAACTCTTGTGGTGTAGCTGAAGCTGCTTTTGCTTCTAGAATCAGAGTACAACTGTGTCTGAACTAGTGAAGAGCCAGTTTCAAGTTCATGAATCCAATAAGAATCCACAACAGACTTTCCAGATGCGGTTGATCCCCAAACTGAAGCTTTCGTCTGAATGATCGAATCATAAACACTTAAAGACATTGTGGCTATTGTTCTTATTATGATGTGATGATTTTCTGAGTGAGGTTTGATTAAGAATAAAATATGACACAATTGCTCT